TTCATTCGTGAATGGACTCTGTACCAATAAGGGTGGAACCCATGTCGACCACGCCGCAAATCTTATCGCAAACGGTATCATCGATGAAATGGCGAAGAAGATTAAGTTGAAACCTCAACAAGTCAAGAATACTTTTACTATCTTTGTCAAGGCAACCCTCGAGAATCCAACCTTCTCGAGTCAGGTGAAGTCTGAGTGTACCTCAAAGTCTCAAAGTTTTGGGAGTAAGTTTGAAGCACCTAAAAGTTTTATCAAGAACGCTCTCAAAACTGGAATCGCCGAGGAACTTCTGGCACTTTCAAAGTTTAAGGAGATGAAGGAACTCCAAAAGTCGGATGGAGCCCGCAAGTCTAAGATTACTGGTATACCCAAATTGGATGACGCGAACAAGGCTGGTACAGCACACTCGAAGGATTGTACCCTCATCGTAACAGAGGGTGATTCAGCAAAGACTTTGGCGGTCGCCGGTCTCTCAGTTGTGGGTCGCGACCACTATGGTGTCTTCCCACTCCGTGGTAAGTGTAAGAATGTCCGAGATGTCTCAGTGGCCCAACTGACATCGAACCAGGAGTTCAATGATCTCAAGAAGATTTTGGGACTCCAACAGGGTAAGGAATATAAGAATGTCTCCGATCTTCGCTATGGACGCTTAATGATCATGACGGATGCTGATAATGATGGGTCCCACATCAAGGGTCTCATCCTCAACATGATTCATTATTTCTGGCCCAGTCTTTTGAAACTTGGATTTGTTGTGAGTATGGTGACCCCGATCATCAAAGCTACGAAGGCTTCACAAACCAAGTCCTTCTACACAGACTCCGCGTTTAGGACCTGGTATGGAGATGGGAAACAAGGGTGGAAGATTAAGTACTATAAGGGTCTCGGTACTTCTACATCAGCTGAAGCTCGGGAGTACTTCAAGAAGATTCAGGACCTCACGGTCAAATTCGATGTGGATACAATGACCGATGATTCAATTATTCTTGCTTTTGATAAGAAAAAGGCTGATGCCAGGAAATCCTGGCTTTTGGAGAACACTGCGAAAGATGCTGACCAACTCGAAGTCCCGTATGGGAGTGTGAAGCAATTGGACATCTCTGATTTTGTGCACAAGGACTTGGTCAATTTCAGTCTCGCAGATCTCAAGCGGTCTATCGCACATATGGCGGATGGTCTCAAACCCTCACAAAGGAAGGTTATGTTTGCTTGCTTCAAGAAGAATCTCAAGGATGAGATGAAGGTTGCACAATTGGCGGCATTTGTGGCTGAGAAGAGTGCGTACCACCACGGTGAAGTTTCCCTAGCGGATACGATCGTAAAGTTGGCGAATGACTATACGGGATCGAACAACATCAATCTTTTGGAGCCTTGTGGTCAATTCGGTACGAGACTTATGGGTGGTAAGGATGCATCTCAAACGAGGTACATCTTCACGAAGCTTACCAAGGATGCGAGAAAGATCTTTGATCCTAGGGACGATGCTGTTCTCAATTATCTCGATGATGATGGTCGCTCAATCGAACCAGACTTCTACATGCCCACTCTACCAATGGTTTTGGTCAATGGGACAGAAGGTATCGGTACAGGTTTCAGTTGCTATGTACCTCCATTCAACCCAGATGATATCAAGGAGAACATTAAGAGATATCTCAGAGGGGAAGAGTTTGTGAGTATGCGACCTTGGTTCAGGGGTTTCAAGGGGGTTGTCCACAAAGAGGAGGATACCTGGATGATGGAAGGTGTTTGGAATTGGTCTGGAAGTAATATTGTGGTGACTGAACTCCCCCCAGGGCGATGGACGCAGGATTACAAGGAGTACCTCGATGGTCTCGTTGAAAAGAAGTTGATCGGGGGGTACACCAACAACTCGACGACTGAGGATGTTCACTTTGAAATTACAGAGTATGCAGGTAAGGATCTTCTCAAGGATCTCAAATTGAGGAAGACTTTCCGTGTCTCCAACATGCATCTCTTCCATCCCACCAAGGGTATTCACAAGTACGCGAGCCCTGAAGAGATTCTTCAAGACTTTATCGAACTCCGCATTGAACATTACAAGAAGCGGAAGGCACACCTCATCGATGTCCTCGAGAAGCGGGCGGATATGTGCGACCACAAATCGAAGTTTGTATCGATGGTCATCGAGGGTAAACTCGTGGTGTTCAAAAGGAAGAAGGTGGAACTTGAGACAGAGATGTCCTCGATCTTTCCCAATATTGACGGAAACTTGGATTATCTCCTCAATACGAGAACGGTTGAATACACAGAGGAACGTGTCAACGCACTCTTGGCAGAGGCGACGCAGGCGAAAGAGGATCTAGAAAAGATGTTGAAGACCAGTCACATTACGATGTGGAAGAATGATATTAAAAATATGTGAGCAGTAAGTAGATATGGGTGAGGCTGCTAAAATTTCCCTCAAAGCTATTGGAAAGCAGGATACACACCTCCTTTCCAAAGACCCAGAAGAATCATTCTTTAATTATAAGGAGGATAAAGTACATTCAACTTTTCGGAAATATCACAGATCACGAAATATTGTCAACCCCACTGGTGTACCAAATTGGCCATTCGGACAGACAATCAAGGTTGAATTTAATCCACAGAATATGGGTGATCTTTTGAGTAATATGTGGTTGAGTGTAAAAATGCCTGGACTTCGAAATCCAACTGTAGGTAATTACGCAGACCAGTTGGGGAGGCATATCCTTAAAAGTATCACGATGTATGTCGATGACTTGGAAGTTGAAAAAGTTCATGACGATTGGGGAATTATTTACGATGAGTTGTACCTTGAAATTTCTGAAAAAGTTGCGAATAGATTTCTTGTGAATAGAAACATAGGCTATGACGATTCAACTGTGTACCCATCACTCGCGCAATATGATTCAGATCTCATGATTCCTCTTCACTTTTTCTTTTCAAGGAAATTTGCGAGTGACGAATACCCTTCAAATAAACCAAATCGTCCATATTTCCCAGTGTGTGCGATACATAGACAGAAGATTGTATTCGAATTAGATTTTCATAAACAATCATTTTTTACGGATAGAACACAGCTGCTAGAACTTACTGAATTCAAACTCATCACAGAAGAAATCACTGTCAATCCAGATGAACGAAAATACCTCGCGAATGAGAGACAAACATTCATCACAGACCTTGTTAGAAAACACCCCACAACGGTGAGTGAAATTGGTACAGATACCATTCGAACAAACCTTGTTCCAAATATACCAGTCAAATGTATACATTGGTTTTTACGAAACACTTTGTATGAAAATGAAAATGTAGCGATAGGTGATCCGAGTGATCCAGAGAACTATTATTCCCAAAATCGTTTCAACTTTTCTTCGAACGTAAACTTTGATGAAGTTCAAACATTCTTCGAGCCGATCATGCAAAATGCGAGTTTTTACATCAACGGGAACAAACTACCAAACGTTTCAAATACAAATCATAGTTACTACAAATACCTCATTCCTTTCCGAAATAGACTTGCGAGACCGTACAGAAATATCTATACATACAGCTTCTCGATGAATCCTATTAATGTGGAACCATCGGGAAACTTGGATTTTAGTCAGATACAGTCTGAAAAGACGTCTATAGAAGTGAAACTGGATACAAGGGAGGGGTCATTGGTTGATGTGGCTACTAAAACTTACACTTTACAGATGTACTACACTGGATATCAGACGTTTGTATTTGACCGCGGATTTATGTCAGTTGCTTACTAAACAATGAACCCTTATTCGTGGAAATATAATCAATTATATTATTCTTAATACACCATTTGATGAAATTCAACTGTGCCAAGGTTGTTTGAATTTCATGAGATGTACCAGGAACTTCATAGGCAAATTTTTCTGAACGACAAAATGGGTCGAATAATTTTTTACTGTATCCATCGAGACTAGATTTGTAGGCACAATGGACTGTAAAATACTTTCCATCTTTAGTCGTATATGAAGTGTTATTTTTCTTTGCATAGTTTGTGATGAACCATTCTAGATTTCGCAGAGATATTCCACTTGATTTATCTAAAATGTTTATTAATTTAGTTCGGTTTTCCTCTTGGTTATAAAATGAATTGATTGATGTTAGTAGGATACCACTTTTACTCATTGTTCAGTACAGAACCCAAATCTATAAGCCCTTTTGAATTTTCACATCCCGGACATCCTCTAACAAACATTTTTTCTGGACCGTGTGTGTGTAGGTTCGAACTCGAGAGTGATCGTATTCTGATTTTTTCACCTTGAACTTTATGATGTCTACAATATCCATCTTCACTTCCTTTGAAAAGACAGCGATGTCCATTAGACTTTATACCTTTACAGAGTGATACAGTCGCGACGGATGGTAAATCTCTCAAGAGTATATTGAGAGGAACTGCATGCTTTCTAGATATAGTCTCAGCATACTCACCTAGTAAAGTACTTACACGCTCACTGACTTCTTGTTCAATCAATTCTGTGATTTTATCGTGCAACATCATTCCTTACTAGATGATTGCTCGTATTTTTTAAATAGGTCTTGAATCGATTCTGTTTTTGGTGTTCTCAAATTTTTAATACGTTCGCGTAGCTCGGCGACTTTTCCAGATTGATCGAGACCAAGCTTCTTACACTCTTCGATGAGGTCATCCTTTTTCATACCACTGAGTGCTGGACCAGTCTCCTTCTTTTTAGGTTTGTGTTGAGATATGATATCCCCAAAGATATCCTGTTTCGGGTCATCAAAAAGGGGTTCAAGAAGATCACACACCGGGTTTAGGAACTTGTTTACGAAGTAGTAATGGTAATCAACTGGAATGTTGTTTTCTTCCACATACTTGGGATCTTCAGATTTCTCAAATCCCTTAGCCTTGGGGTCACCTGTCTTCGTCAGTAGAAATGGAACACGATCACCAGACTGTGGTTCAGAACCAGGTTTCCTATCACGCATCTTATGAACAACTTGTACGTGAGCTTGATTGATCTCACCAATTCTAGGACCTGTCACTGACACTGGTTCTCCGTTCACCTTATAACTGTCGGAAAGTGACTTACTGAGTATCAACTTTTCATTCGGTACATCACCCGAAAGAAGTTCTATCGCTCGTTCTTTGGCGAGTTCCATCGGTGGACCTATATCAGGGGCATTGAGAACCACATCGAGGAGTTCTTTACAAACTGCCCTGACGTGTGGAGTATTATCTCGTCGAACAACTTGAAGCCCCTTGATATCGATGTAGTCCATATGCATCTGGGCATCTTTACCCTTTGTCCAAAGCTTGCCGGCGTACCGCTTCTTTGAATAGAGGAAATAGGGCCAATACACTTTCTCGAGTTCCAGGTTGTTTGGCTTTTTGAACAGGGCACTACACTCTTCCGCTGCGCGTTCACCAATTTCCCAACTGTATTTGACAGCTTCTTCACCCGTTCGGTCCCCAACATCAAACTCAACCATCACAGAATCGGTGTCG